GGCGGTGTACAGCATTTAGATACAAACGCAGACAATGTGTCTGTATACGCAGATGGAGACTCAAACTCCATTCTTACATTGACAGACTTTGGCATCATGGAAATTAATATCCTTGCCAAGGATGACACGAATTGGTATGTCTGGGGCAACATTGTTTCTGCCACTGCACCAGCGTTCTCTGATCAAGCCTAAGGAGTCGTTTATGTCACAGTCTGATGTATTTGCAGTTACCCGCACTGATGATGGTTCAATATTCGGATCGCGTGCTCGTGTGCGTCAGATTGTTGCCACGACAGCCGGCTCTGGAAGCCCTGCCATCGTAGTTAAAGATGGCGGAGCTTCTGGGACAACACGATTGTCTATGGCGTTTACAACGTCTGATGTGATCACTGTCAACATTCCCGACAACGGGATTTTGTTTGACACAAATGTTTACCTTGATTTAACAGATTGTGACTCTGTCACATTCTTTCTGTCTTGAGGTTGTACCATGGCTGGCAAAGAAGTCCGATCCGCTCACACACATGAGTCGGCAACACTGGTAACTGGACGTTGTCGATTGCAGGGTGTTGTAGTAAACACCTCTTCAGGCGCGACAGGGGACTTGGCTTTTTATGACAATACAGCCGCCTCCGGGACCGTGCTTTTAGAGGTCGATGAAAAGGAAGTGTCCACTGTGGATATTATTATACCTAATGATGGGATTTTGGCCAAGAATGGGATATATGTTGATCTGCCCGCTAATGTGACGGCTACTATTTTTTACCAACAGTAGGAAGGGTGTTCATGGCAACAACCAAGGATGTAAAGAAAACACCATCGGGACGTGTCAGCTACCGTGGCGAGACGTTCTCTGGTTACAATAAGCCAAAGCGCACACCCGGAAAAAATAAAAAGTTTGCAGTGCTTGCCAAGAAAGGCAGTGATGTGAAGTTGGTTCGCTTCGGTGATCCTAACATGGAGATCAAGCGTGACGATCCAGCTCGCCGAAAAAGTTTCCGAGCCCGACATAATTGCGACACGGCAAAAGACAAGTTCTCAGCACGGTATTGGAGCTGTAAGAAGTGGTGATGGAACGGTATTTCAGAGCACTCGATGAGTACATGCAGGATGTTCGCCGCTTCCAAGAGGGCGGCCGAACCAATGGTGGAATCACTGACGAGCAGATTAAACGTTTCGCCCGAGGCAAAACAGACAAGGAGATCGCTCGTGTTATGATGCGAGCTGGTGTCAGCGTTGAGCGTTTTGCTCGCGCAATGGACATGTCTGTTGAAGAAGTCAGAGAGCGTTTTAACAATGTTTTACCAGAAGCTCGTTCAGATAATGAAAGACTCCGAGCATCACAAGCATTACAGCAGGGAAGACTTCCACAGGATAGTCAAGCCAGCCCGAGACAACAACAAAGCTCACCTGTACGAGAAGGACGGATGTCCGGTGGCATTCGCAACTTGGGCGTTTCTCAGCCCAGAGGCTGAAGAGGGATACATCACAGGGACCCGTAACCTCCAACCAGAAGATTTTGAGGGAGAGGACGGGCAACTTTGGTTTATAGATTTTGCGGCGCCCTACGGGCACTGTCGAGAAGCAATTAAATGGTTTAGGTCTTTTGTTCGTAACAAGTACGGACCAAGGTACTCAGCGAAAATTCTTCGCCCCGGTCATCGGGTCGGTAGACTGTATGCATATGGTGATTCATGAGACTCAACGCTCTACATCCTGAAGATAATCCAATGGAGGCACTGCTGTTCTGCTTTGGCGGAGATGGTGGCGGTGGCGGCGGCGGCGGTGACACGCAAGACTCACAGATGGATGAGCTTGACCAAATTTCCGCTGACTTTGACAACATGGATGCACAGATAAGCGCAGGAGAAACTGTTACTTCTGGAGCGGAAGGTGGTGTTGGTCGCGGCGGGGACTCAAACGATAATGATGGAGACGGGATTCCAAACTCCATTGACGCAACCCCCGGAGTGGATCGTTCAACAATCGGCGCAGAACAGGATGCGTTTGACCTTTCCGAAGACTATCTCGATGAGGCTATTACGGACTTTGCAACGCCGCCAGATGGCGGAGTTGACATGCCTCCAGCAGACCAATCGATGACAGCCGGTTATCCAACAGAGACTCTGCAGGCTGGTCTGGTCCCCGACATCACAGTGACCGTTCCGCAAACTCCAGACGAGTTGGACGCACAGCTTGACGCGATCACACAGCAGTTTGAAGATATGAGCGACCTGATTGACGAGGGTCAGGGTGTTGCAGTCACGGGCTCAGGTGACGTCTTGGGTTTAGATTCTTACGACAGAGCAAGAGAAGAAGCTGTCACAAATGCTGTCAACGCTTACAAAAATAATCCAGACATACAAAATAGCACAACACTGAATCCAGAGGATCCAGCAAACATTGCCAATTTAGAGAGCAAGTTGGCTGACATGTCACTGGATCAGATTGATACATTTGCGAGGGATTTAGGTGGTCTTGAAGAGGGTGAGCGTTCGTATGGCTTGCCGTACAGTTTTGAACCACCAGAAGTTGAAGTCACTCTTTTGCCCGGAGATTATGAACCAACTGGGTTCGAAGATACGTTCGTGTCACAGGACATGATTGGCGCGGGTGTCCCTGTATCAACTCTGCCAGAGGGGTCGTATCAAATAGATGCGGCAACGAATACTGTGTCTCTCAACGAAGCCGGTAAGTCTTACATGGACGCATTGGCTAAGGGATATCGTAACGAGCCCAATGAGTTTGGTATCGACCGTCAAGAGATTGATTCATTGATGGAACAGGGCGCTGTTGTAGGTTCACCCATGGTTCAGATTCCCACTGAGCGTATAGGCGAGGATGGAGCGATTGCAGGCGCTGAAGCAAGGGCTGGTGAAGGCGAAGATGAGGCTGGGTTACCCGGCGGCTCAGGTGGAGCAGGCAGGCTTGGAGAATCGGCGCAACAAGCAACTATAGAAGAAACCCCCGGCGTCATTCGATTGAATTTGGTTGGCGCAAGAAAAACAGCCGATGGAAACGTTGTCCTTGATGCAAACATCCCCGCAGTAGCGGAAGAGGAGCAAGAGGGCGTTTTACCTCCATCTGAGGGAGAAGCGATTGGTGCAGAAGATGTTGATCCAACAGGACTTGGCTTTTCTGAAAAAGAAGGTGGTGTCGGATTACTGCCCGGAGAGGGTGGAATTATCGGAACAGACTCTGGAATCATTGGTCAGTCAGGTGATGACGGCTTCAATCCGTTTACCGAAGGCGGCGATGGCGGGGAGGGTGACGAAACCGTAAGAGCCTCGGGGCCCGGTGAGTCGCAAGAGGGTGAAGGACCGGGAGCCGGTGACGGGACGGGTACAGGAACGCCGCCTGACCTAGTAAGTGGAGAAGGTGGAGAAGGTGGAGATGATGGGTTTGAGCCCGCACCACCCGTTCAAACTGATCCGTATGACTTTGGATCTGGAGAGTATGACCCTCTACTCGATTTCGAATACCGTCAGCCACAAATCACGAGCCCATTTGATTTTGCGAGAGACTTCGGTTCTTACACGTTATCGCCCGAAATAGAGCAATCATTTCAAGACCTTACAGCAGATCGACTGGCACAAGGATTTGAACCTGCGGCACTATACGAGCCCGAGTTCCTTGAACAGATTGGTATAATGTCACCAGAACGTCAGGCAGAAGAAGGCATCGCCTCTTTGATTGGTTCACGGTTCCCTCAGTTCACGCCTGCTGGAGAGCGGTATCCGTTTGATTCAACGCCTGAAGAGTCTGCACAAAGCATTGTCGATTCACTGTTGGCGGGCGAATAATGGCAATTAGTAGAGCGCAGATGGGCAAACAGTTAACGGGGAATCGTATGCGATCCAAGAGTAGAACATGTGGATTTATGTCAACTGGCACAGATGCCGGTGATCTGGACGTGATTCGGAGCGCCCGAAACATTGATGACGGTCCAAGTGTCACCAAGATGAAGAAGGGCGGCAAAACAAAAAAGAAGAGCAATAAAATTTGCCCAGAAGGAAAGGCGTGGGCCAAGCGGACATTTGATAAGTATCCAAGTGCATACGCAAATCTTGCCGCTTCAAAGTATTGCAAAGACCCGAACTACGCAAAGAAAGCCAAAGGCGGAAAGCGGAAGGGCAAGTAATGGGTGAGCTGAAGAAGTGGCTAGACGAGGACTGGGTAAGGATTGATTCCGAAGGGAACATTGCCGGTCCATGCGGCTCTTCAAAAAACAAGAAAAACCCAGACCGTTGTTTGCCAAGAAAGAAAGCACAAAGCCTTTCAAAGGCGGAGCGTAAAGCCACCGCCCGAAAAAAGAAACGTGAAGGCTCCAAGGGAAAACAGTTTGTTGCAAACACCCCTAAAGCCAAGGTGAGTAAGGCCAAGTCTGGAGGACGCTGTATGCGTGACGGAGTGGCTGTTAGAGGAAGGACACGGGCATAATGGCTGTTGTAACACCAGACCTACCTGAGATCTTTGAGGAGGCCTTTGAGCGGGCTGGATTGGAGATGCGCTCGGGTTATGATTTAAAGACCGCCCGAAGAAGTTTGAATCTGCTCACACTGGAATGGCAAAACAGGGGGCTTAACCTCTGGACAATCGAACCCGGAACCATTTCACTGTCTTCAGGCACGGGTACATACACACTCCCAACAGACACCATTGATTTGATTGAGATGTCTTTACGGACTGGGTCGGGAGAAAATCAGATTGACAGTAATGTGGAGCGGATCAGTGTTTCAACGTATTCTCAGCAAACCAACAAGAATACGACCGGAAGACCCGTTCAAGCGTTCATTCGACGTTTGGCAACGGAGACAACGGTTACGCTTTGGCCTGTGCCGGATTCGGCTGACACTTACACTTTGGCGTATTACCGCCTTCGTGGCATTGAGAGCATTTCATCGGGCGTTTCAGGAACAGCGGATGTTCCTCCTCGGTTTGTTCCTTGCCTTGTGGCTGGGCTTGCTTATTATATCGCTATGAAGCGACCTGAAGTGAATGACCGAGTGGGCGCACTGAAACAGGAGTACGAGTTTCAGTTTGAGTTGGCGGCAGGCGAAGACCGAGAGACTTCATCGATTCGTTTCATTCCGTTTGATACATTCTATTTGGCAGGTCCCTGATGCAAGACGCGATTTATAATCCTTTTTATTACAGGCCGTTGCCAGATGAGATTACGATTGGTGACAGTGAGATTGAGGGATTGGGTATTTTTGCCACGACTGAAATAGATCCAGAGACTGATCTCGGTGCAACACACATCAAAGTGCCCATGTTTCAAGGATATATACGCACACCCATTGGCGGATTTTTAAACCACGCCGAAGAAGCCAATTGCGAACTTGTTTTGGTTCATGACTGGGATGACTGCCGTATATACAACGTATATACAACTCGCGCCATCGAAGATGGTGAAGAGTTGGTGCTGAATTACGAGAACTGACCATGCCAGCGTACGCAAAAGGCAATCGTGCATTTGGATTCTGCGACAAGACGGGGTTTCGCTACCCGATTGATGAGCTGGTATACGAATACGAGAATGGTGTCAAGACCGGTTTTCGTGTAGGTAAAGACGTTGCGGACCCAGACCAACCGCAGAATTTCTTGGGTCGAGTTAAGATATTTGATCCGCAGGCATTGTTTGATCCGCGCCCTGATCGGTTTCAGGAGGGAGTTACCTTTCGTTATCCGGCGCTGGATGAGCAAACACTGCAAAGTTTTGGTCCACCGAACGCGCTGATTGCCAGCGTGGGAACGGTCACCATCACGGGGGATGTTCCGGTTGTCAATATTGCGGTCCCAGTCACGGGTTCTGCGACAACCCCATCGGTGGGTGATGTGACGGTTTCAACAGTGACAGCGGCGCTCACGTTTGACTCAACAGGCACCACTTTGGATTCAACCAGCAGTACATTTGATGAGGCTTAAATGGCAAAGCAAACAGTAGGTATCGGAGCATCTGCAAATGACGGGACAGGCGATACGCTAAGAGACGGTGCTGACAAAATCAATGACAACTTCAACGAAGTGTATGATGCGCTGGGTAACGGCACCACGCTGACTGACTTGATCAATGCAAGCGGTGAGGTTGATGTATCCAGTGGGGAGAACAAGATCGTTTTCTTGTACTCTGCTGAAGGTGATTTACCCAGTGCATCGACTTACCACGGAGCGGTTGCACATGTTCATGCGACCGGTGCGCTGTACTACGCTCATGTGAACTGGAACAAAGTGGTTGCGGATATATCAGATGGACCGATTACAAATTATACGCACCCCGGACCGCAGTTGTTGTACGCAACTACGGGTGACACCACGTCTTCGTATTACCGTTTTTCTGGTCCGGGCGTAGACACTGGCAACAACCCTGATTTCACCGTGTATCGTGGCCACACATACATCTTCGACAACAGCGCGAATTACCCATCGCACCCACTGGAGATTCGAGTCTCTGCGGGCGGAGTCGCGTTTACAGAAGGTGTGACCCAGTTGACGGGCAACGCTGGCGAGATCGTTAAGTTCGTTGTTCCTCATGAGCCAAGTGACACATCACTTGTTTACCAATGCACCGTCCATTCTGGAATGGTCGGTAATATCACTGTTACCTGAAGGAGGTAATCATGAAAAAGACCAAGGGATACGCTCGAGGCGGTGCCGCAAAAAAGACCAAGGCCATGGCGGCCGGTGGGAAAATGCCGATGGTAAAGGACCCGAAAACAGGGAAGATGGTTCCCGAGTTTGCGGCGGACGGCAAGGGCAAGATGGCCAAAGGCGGAATGACCAAATCTTCTACTACGAAGAAGAAAGCCGGTGGCGCGATGAAGGGTACTAAGGGCATGGCTAAAGGCGGCGCCACAAAAAATACCAAGGCCATGGCCAAGGGTGGTGCAACCAAGAAGACCAAGGGTTATGCCAAAGGTGGTGCAATGAAAAAGACGAAGGGTTATGCTAAGGGCGGCGTAGCTCGTGGTACAGGCGCGGCTACAAGAGGAAAGAAGTTTAGCCGGAGCATGTAATGTCTTATTTGATCTCGAACGTACCCAGTTTCAAATGCTGGGTGCGTAAAGAGTTTACTGCAAACCATCAGGATTACCATGGAGAGTTTATTCACGCGCTTGCGTTCGCTGTTAACACGATCCCAGACCGATCACTCAGCTTCCAAGTCGTGTTCACAGGATGTGAAATTGACGACACCGGAGAGGACAACGTCCACGGTGGAGCTATGTGGGCAAGAATGCCCATCCAAGCCCTCGTTGCCGACATCCCATTGGACGAATGGCCCGACCGCATGGAAGACCATTTGGCGCAACCTTGGGACTGCGAGTCTCGCCACCACGCAGTGTTGGTTATGGACCGCGTCAGTTCAAGCCCGTGGATTGCAAAAATTGATGGAGAGTTTTACGAAGGCCGGTACATGTTCACCGTGGACTACACCGAGCACGAAATCGCAGACTCCCCAGACCAGCACAAACAATCCCACGTCATGTACCTCACTGAGGGACCGTGGGCAGGAAACATTGTCGCACTCCCAAACAACCGAGTAAGGGCCACCAGCCCAGCGCTCTGGAGAACGGGAGAGGGCGCACCGGACTTTGCGCCGAGCCAATACTTGCACTCGGCCGAAGGACATTCAAGTTACACAGACCCTTCGGTCACATTTGACAATCTGTATATGGACGCAGAATGACGTTAGACGAACTTAAACAGCAGATACAGGATTATTGTGAGAACACGGAGACCACGTTCGTCAGCAATCTGGATAATTTTATCGAGAGTGCCGAGGAGCGGATCTTCAAAAACGTTCAGCTCAATTTTTTTCGTCGCAACCAGACCGGTGCGCTGACGGCGTCAAATCCATATTTGAATTGTCCGAGCGACTTTCTGGCGCCCTTTTCTTTGGGGTTCACGTCAGGGACCACAAAAACGTTTCTGCTGTACAAAGATGTCAACTTCCTTCAGGAGGCGTATCCAGATACATCGGTGACTGGTACGCCCGTATACTATGCTTTTTTTGATATAAGCAACTTTTTAATTTCTCCGACACCGGACCAAAGCTACACCGTCGAACTGCATTACTACTACCGTCCAGCGAGCCTGACGGTACAGGGTGGCAGTGGGACAACATGGCTCAGTGAGAACGCTCCGCAAACACTTTTGTATGGTGCATTGATTGAGGCGTACACGTTCATGAAAGGTGAGACGGACGTGATTAACAACTATATCAATGAGTTTAATTCATCTCTGGAGCGTTTGAAGAACTTCGGTGAGGCTGTCGAGGAGACGGATGCGTACCGTGTGGGTCTGATCCGCAGGAAGAAGACGTGATGGATCTAAATTTTCAGATGCCCGAAACACCTATTGTGAAGATACACACAACAGACAACAGGGGCTTCAGCCCGGAAGAAATCGCAGAACGGTGCGCCGACAAGCTAATCAGTATATCTGATACAGCGGACCCTGTCTTGCAACAGCAAGCCAAAGCATACCGCGAAGCAATGGTGAAGGTTATCGCCTTCTACATGAAAGAGGCCATCCAGTCCGACCGGACAACCATATATAATGCTCTTATGGAAGCAGGCCAACCTCAACTTGCCAATGCAATAAGGAGTCTTTGACATGGCAATATCCCAAGCGATGTGCACATCTTTCAAACAGCAGTTGTTGGAAGGCAAGCACAATTTCCGCTCAGGCGGGCATACATTCAACCTTGCGCTGTTCACGTCATCTGCGACGTTGGACGCGACCACAACCGACTACTCAACATCCAACGAGGTGTCGGGCTCGGGTTACAGTGCGGGTGGTGCGGCCTTAACGAACGTTAACCCAAGTACATCGGGCACTACAGCGTTAACTGATTTTGCTGACCTGACGTTTTCAACTGCAACGATCACTGCAAATGGTGCGCTGATTTACAACACCACCACAGAGGGCGGAGCCGGCACAACAGATGCCGTGGTTGTTCTGGCATTCGGTGGCGACAAAACCTCAACCGCAGGTGATTTCACGATCCAGTTCCCAACTGCTGACGCATCCAACGCAATCATTCGTATCGCATGAGGTAAACCATGGCAAACATTACCGGATGGGGTCGAGGGACATGGTCCCAAGGGGCATGGGGCGAACCCATCCCTGTCGAGCTCACAGGTGAGTCTGCCACCGGTGCGGTCGGTTCGGTCGTTGTATCGGTCAACGACACGGTCGCGGTCTTCGGTAATGAAGCCACCGCCGCTGTCGGTGCTGTCACAGTGTCTGCCGATGCGGATGTTCCGACAACGGGTCTGGAAACCACTTCTGCGGTGGGCTCTGTTGCCATCATTGCTCAGGCGAATGTATTCCCAACGGGGTCCGAAGCAACAGGCGCTGTAGGTGATGTCACAGTTTCGGCAGACGCCAATGCTCCGGTCACGGGCATTGTTGCAACAACATTTGTTGGTACGGTCACCGTTACCGCGAATGCGGATGTGGCAGTCACTGGAGAAAGTGCAAGCGGACAGGATGGATCTGTCACGGTCACAGGTGACGCCAATGCGCCAACCACAGGAATCGCCGCGACAGGCCAAGTCGGCACGGTTTCGATCACCGCAGATGCTAATATTGATGTAACGGGATCGTCTGCGACAGGAGTGGTCGGAGAGGTGTTTGTGTGGAGTCAAATTACTCCAGATCAAAGCCCGAACTATTCAGGAATCGGCCCGAACCAAACACCAAACTGGACACCCATCACCGCAAGTCAAACACCCGATTGGGAAGAGATCGCCGCTTAGGAGAACTGAATGGCAAGTACATACACCACCCGCAACGGTATCGAGCTGATCGCAACGGGCGAACAGTCTGGAACGTGGGGTGACACGACCAATACCAACCTGCAAATCGTGGACCGCGTTCTTTCGGGCGTCGGTACAATTGACTTGTCGGGCTCAGGTGCCGCACACACTCTGACAACTACGGACGGGACTCTGACCGATGGTATGTACAAGCTACTGGTACTGGATGGGGCCACTGAAGCCTGCACCATTACCATCGACCCCAACGATGCCCAGAAAATTTACTTTGTTTACAATAACTCAGGCGAATCTTGCACATTTACGCAGGGTTCAGGTGGCGACGTTACAATTGCAGATGGCGACACTAAGGTCATCTATGCGGATGGCGCAGGTGCTGGGGCGGCTGTCGCGGACTTCACCGCCAATTTGGCTATGTCCTCCGTCAATATTACAGGCGGAAGCGTCACAGGAATTACGGACCTTGCAATCGCAGACGGCGGAACTGGCGCAAGTAATGTGGCAGATGCCCAGACAAACTTAGAAGTAGATCCAGCAGGCACAGCAGTTGCCCTCGCAATCGCATTAGGATAGGAAAATGGCAAATACATTTTTATCAGAAACAGACGCAAGTATCGGCACATCACCTGCCACGGTATTTACTTGCGGAGCAAGCACGCAGAGCACAATCATTGGATTGTCAGTAGCCAACCGCACGACTGCACAGATTTTGGTTGATGTGCAATTGGATGCAAGTGGGCGTACCAGTGGTGCAGAGGACAGTGTGTACTTGGTTAAGGCCGCTCCTGTCCCAGCGGGATCTTCGCTTGTCGTGATTGGTGGCGATCAGAAAGTGGTTATGGAACCGGGTGACGACATTGTAGTCACATCCGACACCGCCTCATCTGCTGACGTTGTACTCAGCCACTTGGATATTACCTAAGAGGTAGCATATGTCATTCATCGGTAACGTCCCCGCAGAAGCCTACTCACCAGTCGCCAAGGATACATTCTCTGGCGATGACTCGACTACGGACTTCACGCTGTCGATTCCTGCAACT